CACTGCGACGGATGAGCCGAGCGAGCGCGACACGCTGTTCGAGCGCGCGAAGGCGATGGGCCTGAATCCGCACCACAAGGCCGGCGTCGACAAGCTGCGCGAAATGATCGCGGGCGCGGAGGCATAAGTGACCAGTCCTCTGCCGACCACGCCGCGCGATCTGATCAATCTCGCCCTGAAGACGGCCAACGTCCTCGGTGTGGGTCAGGTCGCGGCTGCAGAGGACGTCAACGACTGCTTCAACCTGCTCAACATGCTGATGGCGCAGTTGCAGCGCCGTCGCTACTTCATTTACCAGCTCGTGACCGTGTCGAAGCAGGGCACGGGCGCGCTGTCCTATACCGTTGGCCCCGGTGCTGATTTCGATGTGCCGCGGCCGGCCAAGCTCGAATCGGCGTTCTTCCGGCAGAACCAGAACACGCCGCTGCCGGTCGACTATCCGCTTGAGATCCTGCGCGCGCGCGAGGACTACAACCGGATTTCGATCAAGAACCTGAATTCCTTCCCGCGATACGCCTTCTATGACGCTGCGTATCCGATCGGCAATCTGTTCGTCTGGCCGCTGCCCAGCAATCAGTACGAGATCTTCCTGACGGTGATGCTGCAACTGCAGCAGTTCCAGAACCTGAGCGATACGATCGCGCTGCCGCCTGAATACAGCGCGGCGCTGATGTGGAACCTGACGCTTGAGCTTTACCCGTTCTATGGTCTGCCGGTTAGCCCGGTGGCAGAGAAGAAGGCGCAGGCGTCGCTCTCGATCATCGAGGAAGTGAACGCGCAGATTCCGATGCTGCAGATGCCGATCGCGCTGCGCGGCAACAACACAGGCACCTACAACATTTACGGCGACTTCTACATCGGGAGTTCGCCGTGAAGTTCCCGCTGACCACCGGCGCTTACTCGGCCAAATCCCTCGTTGCCGAGGCGCAGCGCTGCGTGAATCTGTATGCCGAAGCGAACCCGAAAGACTCGCCGTTTCCGTTCACCTATTACCCGTCATTGGGCCTGACGCTGAAGGTCGCGGTAACGCCAACGGCTGGCAACGGCTGGCGCGGCCTGTGGTCGGCTTCCAACGGCACGCTTTACGGCGTCTGCGGTTCGACGGTTTACATGATCGACGCCACGTTCACAGCGAAGGCGCTGGGCGACATGCAGACCATCGCCGGCCCGGTGAGCATGACCGACAATGCCAACTACATCATGATCGTGGACGGTACGGCGGTCGGCTACACAATCGACCTCTCGACCAACACGTTCTCGCAGGTGTCGGATAGCGCGTTCATGGGCGGCAGTACTGTCAGCTTCGTGGATGGCTTTCTGGTCCTCAATGTGCCGGATACGCGCGAGTGGTACATCTCGCTGAACGACGAAATCACGTTCGACGCCACCGATTTCGCTTCGAAGTCTGGCTATTCCGACAAGCTGGTCGGCGTGGCCGTGACCAAGCGCTATATCTACCTGCTCGGCGAGGAAACCACTGAAGTGTGGTTCAACGCAGGTGATCCGACATTCCCGTTCGAACGTCTGCCGGGCGTCTTCATGCAGCACGGTTGCGCCGCGGTGAATTCCATCGCGCAGATGGATGGAGAAATCTACTGGTTGGCTCAGTCCCAGCAGGGCGTTTGCTACATCAACCGCACCCAGCAGTTCAACGCGTCGCAGATCTCGACGTTCGCCTTGGACAATGAAATCGCCACCTACGCGCGCGTGAGCGACGCGATTGGCTTTACGTACCAGATCGAAGGCCACTTCTTCTACGTCATCACGTTCCCGACCGCCGACAAGACCTGGCAATACGACCTGTCGACGCAGCAATGGAACGAACTGAACTGGCTGGACAGCAACGGCGCGCTCCATCGGCACCGCGCGAGCTGCTACGCGTCGGCCTATGGGTTGCCGATCGTCGGCGACTGGCAGAACGGCAATCTGTACCTGTGGGATGCGAACAGCTACACGGACAACGGCAATCCGGTCCCGCGCATCCGCTCCTTCGCACATAGCGTCGACGACAACAGCGACCGCATGCGCTATCGGGAGTTCATCGCAAACATGGAAGTCGGTAACGGCGCCGGCTATCAGCCGGTCCCGGTCTTCCTGCGTTGGAGCGATACCCGCGGCAAGTCTTGGGGCAACGCGATCAGTGTGAGTCTGGGCCTTGAAGGCGAATACCTGACCTCACTGCAATTTCAGCGGCTCGGCATGGCGCGCGATCGCGTCTTCGAGCTTTCATGGTCCGCACCTGTGAAGACCGCGCTTCTCGGCGCATGGGTGCAAGCAGAGTCGAACAACCAGTAATGGCCTCCACGATCCAGACCGATGTGCCCTTGGTCAATGTCCCTTTTGTCGATCTAAGGACAGGGATGGTTGCGGAAACCTGGTTCCTGTTCCTGATCCAGTTGTGGCGCAGAACGGGGGGCGCGAGCGGGACGATTCCGGAGTCGTTGACGATTCAGGACGTCCTTGCACTTGAAACGGTTTTCTCGCTGGGCAATCTGTCGCAGCAGCTTCAGTCGCTGGCGCTCGCTGTCGAGCAGTTGCAGGCAGATCGGCAACAGGATGCGCAGTCCGTTGCGATGTCGCTTGAGCGCACGCAGTTAAGTGTTCAGCAGGATGCTCAATCGGTCGCACTGGCTGTCGAGCAAGTTCAGACGCTGCGGCGACAACCTGATGACCTTGGCGAAATGGTGATGGGACATGGCTGACCAGACTGCAGTCTCAGACATGGTTTTCCCCCCGCTGAACATGGCTGATTCAAGCGGGGCGCAGGCGCCGATTGCCATCACAGTCGGTGCATCGCCGTTCACCTATCGCGCGACGAGTCGACAGGCAATCCACATCGTCGGCGGAACGATCAGCGCTGCCTCATATGCGCGCGGCGCAACGTCTCTCTCGGTTGGCCTTCTGTCAGGCGGCGAGATTTTCGAAATGAATGCAGGTGACACGATGACGATCACATATCTGACTGTCCCGACCATCACGATGATTCCGAGGTAAATCATGCAACGTGTCCCAAAAGCCATTGCGGCAGCGCAGCTCACGAACTCCGCGGCGACGTACTACACGGCGCCGGCTGGCACGGAGGCGACGATCAATAACCTGTCGCTGACCAACACCAGCGCGAGCCCGGTGGCGGTGACGCTCTATCGCGTGCCATCTGGCGGCACAGCGGGAGCGACGAACACGATCATGTCGGCCTTCTCGCTTGCCGCAGGGCAGACGTATGTCCCCCCGCAGGCGATTGGCCTGCAACTCGACCCCGGCATGACGCTTCAGGCGCTCGCAGCGACTGCCGCCACGGTGACTATCGCTGGCGGCGTCTACGAAACCTCTGGTTCCCCTTCCTAAGGAGCATGAAATGACCAGCTTTCTCGGTGTTGCAACGGATGAACCGGTTGTCGCGTCGCTGACCTTCAAAGGCTCGCCGGGCGACAAGGTGACCCAGATCTATCGGCTGGCAGCGACGATCACGCCGGCCGCGGTAGCCGCCAACACGACCGCTGAGCAGACCTTTCCGCTCAACGGCCTCGCGGTCGGTGATGTGGTCTATATCACGAAGCCCACTGCTCAAGCGGGGTTGGGCATTGTTGGCGCGCGCGTCAGTGCGGCCAACACGCTCGCGATCACGTTCTCGAACAACACGGGATCGTCGATTACGCCGACCGCAGCAGAAACATATCAGGTGGGCGGGATCCGCTGATGCGAATTGCTATCGAACCCTTCACGCGCGAACTTGCGGACGAGATTACCCCGCTTGGCCAGCAAAGCTGGGACGAATGTTCGGAGATCAAGAAAGATACCTGCGCCTATCACGGTCAGCGCGGTCTCTCGATCGACCCGGACATCGACCAGTACCTTTATCTGGCCGAGAACAATTCTCTGACTGCAACGACGCTGCGTGATGACGATGGCGTTTTGCATGGTTATTCGCTGGCCATCCTCTATAGAAGCCTGCATCTGAAAACCGAATTGTGCGGGAAGCTATACGAGATTCTTCAGCGTCGCGGTTACATCGCCGATGACGTGGTGATGGAACTCAAACTGAAAGACATCAAGAAGGAATAGCCATGTGCATCGCAGCAGCAATCGCAGGTGCCGGTTTGGCTGGCTCGGCTATCTCGGCTAGTGGCTCGAAAAGCGCTGCGGACACGCAGGCAAGTGCAGCAAATAATGCCTCGCAGTTGCAATGGCAGCAGTTCCAGCAGATGCAGCAGAACCTGCAGCCTTATATGCAGCTTGGCACCAGTAGCATTTCCGGCTTGCAGAGCCAGTTGGGAAAACTTGGCGGAATGAACTTTTCGTTCAATCCAACCGAAGCGCAGCTTGAGCAAACGCCGGGATATCAGTTCACTCTCCAGCAGGGATTGAAGGGTGTCGATAACGCCGCTTCGGCGAAAGGTCTGAACCTGTCTGGCGCGCAACTGAAGGGCATCGGTCAGTACACGACCGGCCTCGCCGATCAGACTTATCAGCAGCAGTATCAGAACGCGGTGCAAAACTTCATGACCAATTACGGCGTGCAGTCGGATCAGTACAACCGCCAGGCGGGCTTGGTCGGGCTCGGCCAGAATGCGGCGGCCGGCGTGGGCAATGCGGGTCTGCAAACCGCTAATCAGGCTGGCAATTTCCTGACTTCGGGCGCGAATGCGCAGGCAGCAGGAGCGATTGGGGCCGCAAACGCGATCGGCGGGGGATTGGGGTCCGCCTCGCAAAGTGGCTTGCTGTACTCGCTGCTGAATCAGCCGAATTCCAGCATTTATGGAGGATTCAATCCGGCCTATCAGTCGTCGTATTCCGGAATCGACAATCCTGACAACTACGGGTGATCTTCCATGCCGATCGATCCGACTATCCCCCTCGGCATTCAGCAGCAGCCGAACCCGTTTCAGCAGATCCAGCAGCCGATTCAGACGGCTCAAGGGCTGCTCGCGCTCAAACAGAACCAGATGCAACTCGGCGCGAATCAAGCCATCTCGCAGGCCTATTCGCAGTCCGTCAATCCTGATGGCTCGGTCGACTTCAACAAGCTCCAATCGCTGGCTGCTCAGAATGGCGCGGGCGCGTATTTGCCGCAGTTCATGGGGCAAATCGCACAACAGCGCAACGCGCAGCAGCAATACGATACGAGCAAGCTGGATATGGCGCTGAAGCAGCAACAGAGCATCCGCGGCATGATCGGCTCGCTCGCGACTGACCCGGACATGGGGAAGACCGACATGTCACCGAAGATCGCTGGGCAGATCGTTGATGCGGTGCAAAGCGGCTTGCTGCCGCAGGATCAGGCCATTCGTGAAATCCAGTCGATTCCCGGCGATCCGCGAGCGCAGGCGACATGGATTCAGAACCACCTCATCAATTCGTTGTCGGGCGAGGCGAAGCTGACCGCCCTGATGCCGAAGATGCAGACGATCAATACTGGCGGTCAAACGCAGATCGTGGGCACGAATCCCCTCACTGGCGCGCCGACCGTAACCGGGACGCTCAACAACACGCTTTCGCCCGGCGAAGCAGCGAGTCGTATTGCGGCGGTGGGCCCCGGCGGCGTTCCTGGCACTGTATCGCTTGGCTCGACAGTGGGAGGCGGTCAGGGCGTCTATACGGGCCGCTACAACCCGCAGGGCACTAACGCTGATGGCACGCCGACTGGATTCATTGCAACCGGTTTGTCGCCGGCTCAGCAAGCCGCTTCGACCGGGCAAGGCGCATCTTCAAACGCTGCACAACAGGCGCTTTCGAATGATGCTGAGAGCATCCCGCTTCAAGTAAGCAATTTGCGTACAGCGCGTGACGCGCTCTCGCAGATCACGACTGGTCCGGGAACCGACTGGCGCAATACCTTTGCGTCCGCACTCAATTCATCGCCGGTTATAGGAAATGCCCTAAAGAGCATGGGAATTACCGATCCAACAAAGATCGCATCCTATGACGAGTTTAAAAAGCTGATGACGAACTATGCATCCAGCGTATCGGGTCAAGTCGGGACCGGAACGGATGCCCGCCTGAACGCTGCGATCACCGGTAATGCGAATCCGGGGATTTCAAATTTGGCGAATGACGACATCATGGTTAAGACGCTCGCTGCTCTGAATATGAAAGCGGCGAAGAATTTCGCTTTCCAAAATTCGGGGCTAACGACGGATAAGTTCAATCAATGGTCGTCGCAATGGAACAAAACTGTCAGTCCCGATGCATTTGCATTCGCCGAAATGAGCCCGACGCAACAACAGGCATTCATCACGCGCCAGTCGCCGCAGCAACTCACGAAGTTCAAGGCTGATCTCGGTAACCTCGTGCGTGCCGGCGTGATCCAGATGCCAGGGGGCCAATGATGGCGAACTACGATGCGATCATTCAGGCTGCGGCGCAGAAGTACAACGTCGATCCCGCGCTGATTCGCGGCATCATTGCGACAGAATCGAATGGCGATCCGGCTGCGGTCGGCCGCACGAAAAGTGGCGCTGTCGGGGGCACCGGTCTGATGGGCATCAATCCGGTCAACTTCAAGGCCTATGGCGTGACCAACCCGAGCGATCCTGCGCAAAGCATCAATACTGGCACCGCCATCCTTTCTGGGCTGCTCGACAAGTACCCGGATGTGCAGACCGCGCTCACGCATTACGTTGGCGGTGATGATCCGAAGCAGTGGGGGCCGCAGACAGCCGCATATCCTGCGAAGGTGCTTTCGGCGGCTGGAATCGGCACGCCGCAGCCTTCAGCACAGACGACGCTGCCCGGCATCCCGACCAGCCAATCGTCCGCGCCGCAGAGCGATGACGCCATCTTTGCGCAGTTCTCGAAGGGTGCCGCGCCGACGAGCGCGCAGCAGGGGCCGCAGTCGGACGACGCCATTTTCGCGTCGATGACGAAGGTAGCGCCTGCCGCGTCCGCGACCACCCCGGCGCCCCCGACGCAGCAAACCCAAACTCCGCAAGGCTCGCAGCCCGGTATGCTTGCATCGTTCGGTGCCGGCCTTGGCCGCGGCGTGCAGGAAACCGCGCTTGGCGCGCAGCAACTACTCGGTCATGGTGCGCAGGCGGTCGGCCTGGATTCGATCGGCAACTGGCTCGTGAATGATGCAAATCAGGGGCTGGCGCGCGGCGCCCAGCAAGTGGCGCCATATTCGGCTGCGCACCCGATTGCGACCGGTGCGGGCAATCTCGGTGGCTCGATTGCGGCGACTGCACCGCTCGGACTGCTCGCGCCCGCAGCTAGTACATTGGGCGGCATGGCTGCGGTGGGTGCGGGGCTCGGCGGCGCTACGGCAGCACTATCGCCAGTTGACCCGAACAGCCAGAACTTTGCCGCCGACAAGGCGAAGCAGATCGGCATTGGCGCGCTCACCGGCGGCGTTCTATCTCCGGCAGCAGGACTGGTCGGTCGCGCCATCTCACCGAATGTCTCTCCCGATGTGCAGATGCTGCTCGACAAGGGCGTCACGCCCACGCCGGGCCAGATCATGGGGAGCGGTATCGCGCGCACCGAGGACAAGTTGACCAGCGTCCCGGCGCTCGGCGACATGATCAAGAATGCGCAGCAGCGCGCGGTGCAGCAGTTCAACCGGGCGACATACAACGATGCGCTCGAACCGATCGGCGGCTCGATTCCTTCGTCAGTCGCGACTGGCTCTGATGCGGTCAACTACGTGAAGAATCAGATCGGGAACGTCTACAAGTCGATCGAGCCGCGCGCGAGCCTGACGGTCGATCAGAATCTGTCAAATGATCTCGATTCGATCCGCAACAATCTTTCGCAGACCGCGCCGGGAATGCTCGGCCAGTTCGACAACATCGTCCAGAACCAGATTGCAGCCAAAGCTGCGGGCGGCACGGTCACGAACGGTCTGCCGATCGGCGGCACGATGAACGGCGCGCAGTGGGGCGATTCACGATCCATGATCGCGAGCCTCGCGCGCAAGCAGATCAAAGGCGCGCCGGACGCCGATAAATGGGCGCTCTCCGACGCGCTCGGCGATCTGAACGACGCGTTGAATTCTGCGGTCGGCCGCAGCAGTCCGCCGGACGTGTTGAACGATCTGTCGAAAGCGAATGCAGCATGGTCGGGCTACAAACAGATCGAGAAGGCTGCCGGGATGGCTGGGGCTTCGAATAGCGGAAACGTCTTTTCGCCGGCTCAGTTCATGTCTGCTGTGCGTGGTGGGTCGACTGCGTCGCAGAAGGCGACGAATGCTGGTTTGAATGCTGATCTCGGTTCAGCTGCTCAGGCAGTCCTCGGAAGCAAGTATCCGGATTCGGGAACGGTCGGCCGCGGGCTTATGAGCCTTCTGACAAGCGGCGGCCTTGGCGCGGGTCTTGTGACACACCCTGTAGGAACGATCTCGGCACTCGGCGGTATCGGTCTTGGCTCGCTTCCCTATACCGGTCTAGGACAGCGTGCGACGGCAGCGCTGCTGACAGCGCGCCCACAGTTTGCCCAGCCGGTAGGGAATGCTGTTACGGGTCTCGGCCGCCTGATCGTACCCGGGAGCCTCCCGGCGCTT